CCGAGAAAGCTCCTTTTGCCAAAGCTTCTTGGCGTATGCGACCGAGTTCTGTGATATGTCTCTCAAAACTAACCTCATATTTTTTTTGGATTTCTGACCTGAGCTCACCAATATATTTAACAACAAGGGGGAATTTATTCGGGTTACGAAGTTCAGAAGCACGGACATGACACGATCCCTCAGCATAGCCAGCTTCTTTTGCACATTCTGTAGGTGTTTTACGTCCTTCATTATAAACCAATAGCTCGCAAAATTTCTTTTGTTGTTCTGTTAATAGCTTGGGTAGTCCCATGTAGGTAAATATAAGTAATTTTACTAAAGATTACAAGTTATTTTATTATCTTATCACAATGCTTGACACCGGTTTGATCGGTCTTCATTTCGCATTGTTCTAATGAACAAGTGTATTGAACTTGGTTGCCGGAGTTTCTTTCTGCTGTACGCTTAGCCGCTAGGCATGTGCTAAGGTTGTCCTGGTGATACCAGCCTTCTATATTTTTATTACCACCGTCATAGACGTACAAACTAAGTATAATAACTGTTTCAATGATTCCCATTCTTTCTCTCTTCTAGATCTATAAGTCTGTCTTCGTGAAACTGTATGATCATTTCGTTTTTAAGTATCAATGGAATCTCTGCTTCCATTTGTTGTTTTAATTTTTCTACATTAGTTGATAAGTATTCAACCAACATGTAGAGCTCTTGGACTTGTGGACTGACCATGTCGCCTTTGGGGACACCTTCAATAAAAATATTAGCAGCTTCGATGTCTTTCTCCATAAGTTGTAGTGTAGTCTCTATAGAATTTAATCTTTCAACAATAGTGAAATAACTCATTGTACCGATTGCAACAGCTGCAAGTATAGCTAATAAGTTACGCGCCGGTAACGAAATTTGTGTCGAGTCTGATAGCTTCATTACAATAACGGATTATCTAACGATGCTTTTAGTTCATCTATCTTTGCATCAAGAAAATTTATAGCTGCATCATTTATTTTTATGTCAGCCTTTAAACCTTCTAGTTCTTTTATAATGCCTGATAAGTCTACAGTCTCGTTGACTATAAATTCTTTGTCTTCTAGCTGTGCTATACGGTTGTTGAATTCACCCCAAGCCATAAAACCACCGCCGATAGCGCCAATGACGCCCGCGAGTGCTGCATAGCTAGCTAATTTATTGAATATTCCTTGCATTTAATAACTCCATAAGATTTCTATATGCATCGCTGGTATTCTTTTTGTATTCTTGCATTTTTATTTGATGCTGTATTACCGGATCTGTACCTGCAATGCTTGGTTGGCTAGCATATATGCTTTTGTCATAACTGGCAAGACTGACCTGCATAAAGAAACTAGGGTTACCGCTAGGTAATTGGCGTGTGTCAAACAAAGCCGCATTGGTATTAAAATAACTAGAAATATCAGCTTGTTCTGCTGTCATTTCACGAGATACAAACTCATTAATTACATCTAAAGTTATACTAACTCTTTGCATTTCATTTGATACTTTGTCTTGTATAGCTTTTTCTATAGCGGCAACCTTAATATCTAAATCAACTTCCACTGGTTCTGCAGGTTCTGGTTCTGTTGTTTCTGCAACTGTTGTAGGTTCTGCTTCAATTGGTTCCTCGATTGTTTCTTCTTGTTCGGCAACTTCTGTTGTCGGTTCTGGTTCGTCTGCAACAACGTCTTCGCTACCGGGTTGTTCTTCAACTTGTTCATCTACTATCTCCTGTTCGACCGGCTCTTCTTGCACTTCTTCTATTGCCGGTTGTTCGTCTATTGGTTCTGGTTCTTCCTGGACCATAGCTACCTCTTGTATTTCTTCCATTGGTTCTGGCTCTGGTTCAGGTATTGGTTCAGGTTCTGTTTCTATTACAACTTCTGCATAAGCTTCGTCAATAAATTCTTCTTGCATTTCTTCTGTAAAAGTTTCTACAAACATTTCCTCTTCCATAACTATATCTTCCATGTACACCTCCTCCAGCGGAGGCAGTTCACTAAACATTTCTAGTGATGGTAGTTCGTCGTAAATCTCTACATTAGAATCATTCCAATCTATCTCCATGTCCATGTCAATAGTTGTTTCAGGAATGTATGCCAATTCAAACTCTTCGTAATAGTCAGGTTCAAAGTAATCCTCTTCAAAAAAAAATTCGTCAACTGACAAAATTTCATAATCATCAATTTCTATATCGTCATCAAACTCATCATTGAATGAGTATTCAATATCTATTGGTATAGGATCATATTCAATAATTTCTTCAGGCAATACAAAGTCTGCAATAATTGTATCTAAGTCATTTATAATTTCTTCTACTGCTTCTATTTCTTCTTGTCCTGGACATGTTGGTGGTGTCTGCTGCCAACAATAAGTTATTTCGCTTATAGTTGTACTAGACAAAGCTGTATAGTCTATCTTGGCTGATGGGTCTCGCACATCCACGCCGGCGTGGCCTCCGTTATATCCTGCTTGGTTGTCGTTTATAATATCAAAATCAAATCGATAAGTTGCTGTGCCGTGTGTCATATTTGGGTCAGGGTTTACTATTAAAGAGTTGCCGTATGGATTTACCTGATAACTAGAATTTGTTGTGTCTTCAAAAGTTGTGCTTTGTGTTGTGGTGTCGATACCATTACTAATAGATTGCGTCATGGTAACCGTAGATTCTACTTGATTCCACCACCTAATATTAGCTGTAAAGTTTGAAGTGAAACCTAATTTTAATTCTTCTACCGAAACATAATCTTCTGAGTTTATTGACGTCTCTGCGTACTTACCTTCTTGACCAGTCAACCAAGTTGAGTGATTTAAGTCAGAATTATCCGGGAACATAGTACCATTCCAAGTACCATCAGAAAAATCTTGTGATATTAAATTATTACTAGTTACAGGATTACCTGTGGTCACAGTGGTGACTGTAGTAAAGTCGCCTTCGTTAGGTGTGTTAGGAATAATTACAACGGTGTCAGCAAAACTACTTGTTATAATTAATCCGATTGCCGTTACCGTCGGTAATAATTTGTTCATCAGGGTTAGCCTTTTGTTCTGCTTCTATTGCAATTTTATTGTCAACTCTTTCCATGTATCTTAAAGTTTTAGTATACTCCTCATAGTCTGGTCTTTGTTTATCATACTTATTCCATTCAGCTAAAGCGTCAGCTCCAATTTTTCCTTGAAATGGACAGGGAGTTCCTGCTTGAATCATGCTTTGAAAGACTCTAGCGTCTTGACAAAGTATAGCGACTGCTGAAACTTTCATGTTAAAGTCAAACAAAAGTTTAGCTAACTTCATACGCTCACAATTCATATCACGTTTTGTAATACCTATGCTGCCACCTATTAATGGTTTTTGGATTCCTATACCAACGCCAACAGTACATAGATCTTGAGACATAGCAGAGATACCAGGAGCAGATGCTGAAGGTACCGTTCTAGTGTCTCCTGGATAAGAGTTATTACTATTGTTTGTAGTGTTATTTGTAGTGGTAGACTGTGAAGACCCTGTTTGGTAGTTTGTGGTGGCTTCACTGTGGTATCCGCCTGTAATCGCAGTATTGCTAGATGATGATCCAGAGGTTACTTGATCATTTGTTGTTGATCCTGCACCAGTGACGTCTGCGATAGCAGAGTCCATCATACATCCCATTAACCAAAGAAAAAACACCAAAGGTGCTATAATAATTAAAATATTTTTCATGTGTCCCCCGACAAGTTTAAATTAACATTTCCACCTTCTTCTAGCTTGTCTGATTCTAGAGTTAGGATCGTTTTTAGTTTTTGCAGAACTGTTTCTTAACTGACCAGCGGATCTAGCGCAATAAGATTTTCTTCTTTTTGATGCTTTACTACCGGCTTTGACTTTACCAGTTACTGCTGTCTTAAGTTTGCTACCAGGGTTTGCACGTCTATAGGCACGTACACCTTTAGCTGTCATACCAGCGCCAGACTTTGTCTTGCGATAGTTTGCGCCTTTACCTGTAGTGGTTTTTGGTATGCTCCCCCGAGACATAGCCATGGTATTAAACTTTCTTTGCTGTCTTAGCTGAACGTCTTAATGCTTTATCTGTTACTGTACCTTTACCTTTACGACTAGTGCCTTTTTTCTTGGCTCTATTCATGTAATAGTACAAACCTTTTTTAACAGTACGACCGTCTTTAGTTACATGTGTGTCTTTACCTGCAGATCCACCTTTTTTCATTCCTTTAGGTCCTGCTGGTTTTTTAATTACACCTTTAGCAATAAGAATATCTTTCTTAGTAACTTTACCGTCGCCTGACATATCAGGAAAACTTTTTTTCTTAGCTGTGCCACCACGTTTCATTCTTTTTTTCATCATGCCACCGCCCATAGCTTTAGCTCTTTTCTTTTTAGCTGTGCCACCACGTTTCATTCTTTTTTTCATGCCCATCATAGTCTGTATCTCCTATAGGATTTTCTTTTGTTAACTGTGCCATCGTAATAATCTAAGGGCCACTTATCATAGTATCCCTTTTTGCGCATCATATCACTAGCACGCTCTAACTTATCATAATTTTGTATTAATACCATTAAAAAATCATTATCTGGTTCCCAATCATCTGTTTCTAAAAACTCTACAGGTTCGTCCTCTTCATCATCATAAGGATGAGATGCCATCAAGTATATATCTTGTGGTACAAACAATACATTATAGCCATGTATAAGTATGTTTAGCTCTTCTACTGTTATTTCTATATCAGTACAGGCAACAATAACTATATCTGTCTTAGGATCTTGGATTAGTTTGGTGCCTTCAACAATTTTATCTATCAAGTTACAGTTTTTGGTAACTTCTAATACTTTCAAAGCATTATCTTGTCTAGCCTTAGCAGCATAAGGACAAACTGGTACATTACCTAAATATTCATTAGGTTTTTCTATAAAGTTTTTAGACCAGTCTAGGATATCTTCAGTTATTGTCTTCATTTTTGGATAAGAATTGTATGTCTAGCACTACACCTTTGGGTATTACTTGTGCTCTACCATAAATATCGTCTTTATTGTAAGTATCTTTGTCGCCGGCGATGATTACACAATCCTCTTTATCAGCTATAAGATAACCAAGTGAATCAACTGTACAAAATTTACTATCTAACAACTCTTCTTTGCTTTGCCATGTAGACATACTGCATTCGTTGGTGTCTAACCATACTACATTCACCATAGGTGGTATCTCATTACTCATAGTTTAATATATCCTAGTTTTAGGTCGTGGTATAGTGGGGATTTGACCCCCCACTGTTAAAAAAAGTTGGAGAAAAAACTCTATCGCGCCAAGTGTGAAAAAACTGGGAAAAATTGATTGTACTCTACCGGGACAAAAGTAGAACGGTAGATGCGTGGTAGAGTGTTTCTTTAATAAAATCATATGTTTAACTCAATTACCACCACTACCGCGTGTTTGAAACGTTCGTGCAAAATGAACATGCTAGGGTCAAATCTCCACTATAGGCACGGCGTGGTAAGTGTTGCATAAATGTCACACTTCTTCTCCATAACGGCTCTCACAGAACAACTCAAAGCTTTTTAGATTGTCCCCATAGTCAATTATATGCTGACCTATTAGCAAAATCTTGTTTTCGTGAATAAATTCATGGCATGCCCAGTCGTCCTGGAAGCTCTTAACCTTGTATTCTCGTTCTATTGTGGTCTCAGTGCCATGGAACATTAACATTATTGTAATAACCCAGTACATATTAACCTCTTGTATAAAATTGATCGAGACGGCGTAGGAACTCATGTTTTGCTTGCCTGTACTCTTCTCCTTCTATCGTAAACTCTTGATAGTATAAGTCTTTTGAGCACATCAAAATCACCCCTTTCTCAATAGTTGTACCGTAAACTGCATCATGAGCCATACCGTACGCCGCCATTTGCAGAAAATAATCCCCGATCCATTCTCTTTGTTTCGGTTTATTAGTCTGCTTGAAATCGATGATAGCAATGTCGCCATCATGTTGTCCAACTAAATCGACACTACCAGCATATAATCCTGGATAGTAAAGCGTAGCCTCATTACCATATATCTCGGTAAGTCTGTTATCAATCCCGCGGTCCACGATGCATTCTGCCATATGCTTGGCTGTATTACCAACATCCGTTAGATCGAGGTACCCTTCACCTAGACAATACTTCTCCAGGTACATATGCATAGACGTACCGCGCGT